ATTCTATCAATTCTGTATATTCTTGGTAAATAAGAAGCTGCCGTGTTTACAGTAACTCCTTCATTTCTAAGCCTTAAAAGATTTTGCTGTAATTCTGCTACAAGAACAGTATCACCTTTTGCTGTAGCTCTTGCTATATCAGCAGCTATTTCTGCTTCAAAAAGCCTTACACTATTGGCTTCTGATTTTACTTTTTCAAAAACTTTTCTGTATGCCTTTGCAGCTCTGTTTACATGAGGAGTAGCTACATCTTGAATAGGGTCTAAATCATTACGGCGCATAGCCATACCTACCCTAGCTCTAAACTGTACCTCACTTAGAGAACCATCATGTCGCTTAAACAAGCTTGCAGTACCGTCCATGAATCTTTGACCAGTCATCTGCAAAGCTCTCATTCCAGCATTGCTAGAAACTTGTTTGTTTCTATAGGCCATGTAAGCCAAATCAGCTTCATTTACAGCTTCAAGTAACTGAGGATAAAATGTTGTTCTAAAAGTAGTTTCTACAGATTGCTCCATAGCAATCTCTTGACTTACTTTCTTTTGCATCAAACCACCAACATCAACCATTGCTGGGGCTAAACCTCTTACGATTGCGTTCTCACTTTTAAACATACGGTTAACAGGATTCCATCCTAACCGTTCAATGCCGAAACCTGTTTCTGCAAGTGACTCTTGTTCAAGCTGTCTGTAAGCATTAGTTCTTGCAAGCTCTGGACTTATTGATGCTCCAGCAGAAGATATAGCTTTAAGTTCTTTAATCTGCTCTTTTGTGTATAAGGATTTTTGCCCAAGTAATTGAGTTCTCATTTTATCTTGGTTAAGCCTCATCTCTGCAATAACTGCTGGACTGTAAGCTTTACCAAGACCTACTGACAAAGCACCCCCAAGAAAACCAGCAGCTGTTACAGCAAGTATGGCATTAGTAGCATCTCTACTTTCATTTTGAGTTTCAATAACAGCTTGTTGTGGGCCAGTTGTTGCATAGCCAAGCATAAAACCACGAGCAAACCTATGTTTTCTGGAAGCACCAGCTATTTTTGTTGGAATAACAGGAAGCAAAATAGATGGGTCAAGTAAAGCTGAAATAATAGAATAACCAGTACCAGAAGGACTCATGTTCACAGTCATCATGTCTTCATAGTCTTGATTTAATCTTCTATATTTTTCCATAGCTTGGGCATGACTACCCATGTGTCTAAAGAAATAAAGACCATCTTCACCAACTAAATTTTTAAGAACGGTATCATTGTAAACACTATATCCTTCAACAGCTCTCATGTTTGGGGAGGTCTTAGAATAAAGTAAACGTCCTAAAGCTGGCATGACATTATACTGTCGAAATGCAGCCATAAATGCTTGTCCCTCAGTCGGGGTAAACATGTGATAATCAAACCTATCATCATCAAGCATAGACTCAACAGGAGTTCCGTACCTGTCCTTGCCTATAAAATTAAAGTTTGGTTCTTGTTTTATTGCTTCAATAGATGGAGAAAGAGAATCAGATTTTGTTACTGGATCAGGTTTTGGAGGTGAGTCAATAGTGGCTTGAGCTGCCCTTTGTGCTTGTGCTTGCGCTAAAACTTCTGGTGGATGGATGTGTTGATTGGGGACAGCAAAACTTTCTTCTGCTCCAACACCGAATTTACTTACTTCAAATATAGACTCAAAAGACCCTCCTTCTGGAAGAGGAAAATCTATTGTTTGTTCTTGTGGCTGCTGAATGTCAGGGGTTTGCTGAATAGATGGTTGCTCACTTTCAGGAAACATAGCATCTGAAATTCTTGATACTCTTTCTTTTCTGGACTCAGCACTAGGAGGAACTGTAGACAATACAGTTTCTTCAACAGGAGCTAAATCTACTTCTTCAGAAGGAGCTATGTCTATTTCTTCAGAAACAGGAGGTGTAGATGGAGGAGGCTTTGTAACTTCCTCCAGCATTGCATCATCTGGAGAAGTTATATCATCTACAGGTCTAGTCTTTTTTTTTACGGTATCATATTTGCCAGATGCAGAATGTATAGGAGAGCCAATAGCTTTATCTATTGTAGACCCATCAGCAGTTGTATAGGAAAACAGACTTCCTGTACCTCTTTTGACTACCTTCAAATCAGTTATTGCTGGGAAATTTAACTCTTCTGCAACGTAGTTATATATATCAAAACGTCTATTACCAAGACCACGCAAAGCACCACGCTTGCCTGTACTTGGATCATTAGCAGCAACCACATCCAATGTTTCGCTCATTGCATCTTGATAACGACCTTCTCTTAAAGCAGAAGTAAACCCTTTAAAGCGAGTTATGTTGCCACCATTGTATGCAAGGTCTACAGCAGCCATTTTGACACTATCGGGCCATTCGTCATAGTTATCAAATTGGTTTTTAATTTGCTCTGCATTCCAAATAACATATTCTCTAGCTAATTCTTTATCTGACATACTGTCAGCATTAGCACCCTTAGTTTGCATAAAGCTTTGGGCTAAATCAGTAAGACCATATCCTCTAGTGTAGCCCCCACCTTCGATAGCTGGCACACCACGAGTTCCCTCGTGTTTTGCGAGTATCTTCATATATTCGTCTATCCAAGATTCCATTATAGTTTACCCCAAGCAATTATGTTATTCCAAACACGCATTAGCTCTTGAACTTCTTCATATTCCCAAGGCTTACCTAAACTTTGAATAAACTCAGGTGATGCGCCGGGGCTTGTAAGAAGTCTGACTTCATTGAGAGATTGAATAAGAGGAAACAAACTCATATCACTTCCAGTAGCATGATAGTTTTCAAAAGCAGCTTGTATCCTGTGAGTATCCATTAATCCAAATACAGAGTAAAATTCTTTAACCCTGCTTGTTTTCATAGTTTCCATTACTTTTTCAAAATATGGATTTTGAACAGAAGTGTTAAAATCATAACTATAATTGTTGGCTATGGTAGTTGGCTGACCGTTAAAGTCAGTTACAATTACTGTATATGTTTGAACACCACCAAAATTAGTATTAGGGTGAAAGGTAACGTCTGACTTATAAAGATTATTTTCGTCTAAAGCTCTACGAACAGCTTCATCTACTCTTGGGTTTCTTAAAGCACCCTCTGGGCCTGAAGTAAGATATTTTTTAACAACATCCTCTACAATCATGCTTTGGTCTAACTGAACAGATGGAAGTACAGTTCCATCATTTAATGTCCTGCCAGGAACTGTAGCTTGTGCAAAATGTAAGATTGGGCGTTCAACAAGATATATCTGACCAGTTGCTGTATCTTCTTCATAACCAAATCTTTTGCCAACGCTCTGCATTGCGCTCATAAGTATGGCAACAGGATCACCTTCACCTCTAGAAGCTTCCCACCTTTCAAGCCAAATTCCTTTAAGACCATCTCTTACAACTGGGTCTTTAATAATAGCTGAACTTAAATCACCCATACTAATATTAGCACTATCAGCAAATTCTCTAAGTTGAGCCTGTCTTTCTTCACTTATATAAGGATTAAATAAAGACCACCAATCATGACCTGTCATAGCTTTAGCAAAAGTTTTATCAAACTCATCATCTACAGCAGTTTCGAGTTTTTTGCCATCAAGTCTATTACCAACAAGACGCTGAATCCCTTTGTTAATATCAATGTCTCTATAGCCTTCATAAGAAGCCTGTGCGTTTTCAATGCCAATTTTATTAGCTAATGTGAAAAATGCTCTGTCTTGTTCATTAAAACCATTAACATCAAAAAACTTATTTAGTTCTGTATCTATTGGCTTTCCGCTTTTTCTTGCCATACCATCAACAATCTGACCCATGATACGAACAGACCTGTCAGCAAGATTTTCACTATTCCTTGCGCCTTCAAAAATACGTTTGGCTTCTGGCAATAAATAACCATTTGTTTCGTTAGCATATCTGTCTGCTGCATTAAGAGGTGCTTGAAAAAGAACATCATCTTCTGTAACAAAATCAGTTGGAACTGCCTGACCGTTGGGAAGAACAGCACGATAATTAGCAGTGTACTTATGCATTGACTCAACTTCAGATGCAGTAAGTTCAACTCCACCTCTTGCAAGGGCTAATGCACTTTTCCCTTCATTAACTTCTTTTAAAAAAGCATGGTATTTTTTTGAGTAAGCATTTATTGCCTTTTCAAATGCCGCAGCATCTTTATAGGATGCACCTTTATTACTGCCAATAATGCCACGTTGTTGTAACTCAGGCATCATTGCTCTAAATCTATCAGGAGAAACACTATATGAACTATCGTTGCCAAGCTCTCTAAGTAAAGAAATACCAGCAGCTCTTGCGTTTGGATTAACAAACTTTTCTTCTAAATAAAGAACATAACCATTTCTGGCAGAAATAAATTTGTCTAAGCTTAAATCGCCAGTTTTATAAAGGTCATAAATCTTGTTGTAGTTTTCGTCTATGTTTGCTTCTGAGGGAGTTCCTATTAAATTTGACCAATCACTTAGAGTACCAAAAGCATTACTGAACTCTTCATTAATAAAAGACTGACGTTCTGCTTTGCTTACAGAAAGCAATGAACCTATTTGAGTGCCTTCAAGTTGATATATATCGCTATCGGGATTTATAAGAAGTTGACTTATATCTTCACCCTTTACATAAACTCTATAAGCCAAGTCTTGATAAATGTTTTCTCTGTTTTCAGAGTCTTCAGCTTTTGCTGCTTTGTCTATTTTGTGTAGAGAATTTGCTCTAGAGGTAAGAGAAGCACGCAAAGCTTCTGTGTCAACTTGTGTGTCTGCATTGCTTTCTGCCTCATCAATTATGTCCTCAATGGACAAAAGAGTTTTTTCCAAGTTTCCATTGCTTAGATTCCAAACACGTTCAATATGAGCAGAGCCAGCTCTTACAGCTAAATGGTTTTCTTGAGTTACTCGAAG